GAGACGGCAAGGCCCACGTCAGTGGAGAATCCGTACTTCTGACCTATGCACGATTGTGCAAACCTGACGGCCTGCAGTTGATCGTCAGCCTGGAGATGGGTGCGTACGATCCAATACTCGATATGGCGATAGTCTGACAGAGGGGTACGCACGACTCCTCGTGTCAATGCCTCAATGAGCATCGGTGGCGCTACGTTACCGTACGTCGGCATAGATGACGTTTCAACAAACGCGGCATGCGAGACTACAGCGCCCTTACGGTATTTGATCCACTCACCTGTACGGATGCACCAACTGGCGAAACCCTTGCGATGACAGAGGATCAAGTCTCCTGCACGGACGTTCTGAGCGTCCGTACCAATAGGGACCAATTCCATAGTGGTATAAGGCTTGGGGACGAAGCTCATGTCTGGAGCTTAGCATCCATGCTATGGAGAACCTCTTCCAACATCCGAGCGCCATCTTCCCATTCCCGAGTAGTGCCACCCTCCATCTCGAAAAGAGCGTCATTCAGGTCATCACGCCAGCGCTGTACCTGTGACATCTCGACCGTTGGGGTTGAGATCTTCGCGACTAACTCCAAGAGAGGAAACCGCTCCCTGCGTTCCTCCTCACTCAATTGCTCGAAGGAACGTTTCTCGTCTCCCCGGGGAGTGAAGAAACTCTCCTGATGAAAGCAACCCTCGCGATGATCACTCATTGTCGTCGTCCTCCACCATGAGGTAGCCCGCCACGTGGTCGTAAGCCTTCTCGACCATGACGGTTGCTCGCTTAGGACGAGGGGAGGGGTGGCCATCTCGGTACCGATCGGCTAGATCGAGCGCCAAGAAGTGACCTCGGGACCAATCAAGTGCCACCCGAATCTCTTCCAGGTGCGCCCTGAGGACACCCACAACCTCGGTTACCGCAGGCTGCTTAGCCAGTGGATCAACTGCCATCGGACTTCACCTCCGCCTCGTGTAGAAAGGGGTTGACAATGATGTTGTAGTTGGGAAGCAGAGATCGCCAATCACTCACGATCCGATCCATCTCGTCCTGAGAGGGGATCCAGACCGATCCGTCTGGCAGCTCGCCGCCCACAGTGACGTGGATGACATCACGCCCACGTGGGCGCAAGTGGCGGATGGTCGCCGGTACGTCCTTGATAGTGGACTTGATGTCAGGCATCAGCAGCCGTCGTTGCCCGGTAGAAGAGTGGCACGCGGTTTGACAGTCGCCCATCGGTCATCCAACTCCGGATGCTCATTAGCGAACGTCAACAGTGTCAAGCAATGCCAAGCTGCATGAGCCAGGTGGGGCAACCCGCTCTCTGGGTCGCTGTCCTGGCCTTCCTGCCAGGCTCGAAGATGATGCTCCAAAGAGGAGAATGAGAGGCCCCATTTATAACCCTTGCGCCAGTTATGGTCATCGTACTTCTTGGCTCCCATACCATAGACCCGAGCTATCTGGGCCAGCGCTCCCATAGGCATCAGATCCCACCGTTCATCGGTCGATTCCTTCTGACCGCCTGTCGTACTATCTGTCACGCGCACACGGGTAGTTTCTACATCACTCATGCTTCGGTCACTTCCTCTTCGCTCGGTTCCTCTTCGGCGGCGATGCCAGGCATCTCAAACTCAAGGGCATAGTCCAAAATGATCTTGATCGCAAGCAAGCGCTCAGTAACATCGTGGACTGTGTCTCCTGCAATTTCGGCTGCGGCGTGAAGAGCTTTGATACAGCAGGAGCTTAGCACCTCCTCTTCCTCTAAAACAGAGGGCATTACTCCTCCTCTGGGTGCACCAGACGTGTCACCTTGTTACCACCTCGGCGATACGAACCGTCACGCTTGAGGCGCACCTTGGAAGTACGTTCGACCTCGACCAGATTGCAACGCCCGTTGTGAATGCGGCTGCATCGCGTGCACCACTTAGAAGTACGGGTCAGATTGCGCACCTCGCGCCGAAGCATGTTGGTTGTGACCTCCTCCATACCCTCGACTGTGTTGAGCATCAGGTCCAATCCCTTTGTTCGTAGCGTTCGTCAAACTCGGCTTGGAGAATAGGCTCCAGCTCATCTCGCAAAGTCATGATGAGATCTTGCTCGAAGGTCTCGATCTCTTTGTCGCCCCATTCCTCGGGGATGGTGTAAGCGCGAGTGATCGAAGCGTGATAGCCGGAGCTAATCTTGCCATACTCCTTGATAGCAACCTTGCCGTCACCACCGAAGTTGACCCGCACCTCAATGCAACGAGGAGGCTCTGACTTGGCTGCCATCACTCGTAAGCGATGTTGATGAGCAGGCCCCACTTCGCAGCAGCATCCCAGACCGAGTCCTCGATCTCTGTACGGGCTTCAGCCGGAATGGTCTCTCCCGTAGGAGAGTAGACCGTCACGCTCACAGCATTCTTGTGATGCGTATAGGTCTGCTTGGTACGAGGGCGCTTCTTTGTTTTCTCAGGCAAGGGATCCCCTTACTCGTAGCGTTGGTCTTGCCAGAGCAGGACCCCATTGACATAGGACGCCAAATCCACCTTGAACTTGCCATCTGGGTACACCATAGCAGTCGCGAAACCTCGTTGCCAATCGGCCATCGGCGTATAGCTAGGAAATCTACGGCCCTTAGCATCCCTATCAGCCTCGGTATCGAGGCGGCACATGCATCCGACCTCGGCGGCCAGGAGCTGCGAGGGGGTCCCATCAATCTCCGGGACCGTATGCTGCACAAGCGCTTGGCGATGCGTATGGCCCACCAAGATCGAGTAGCCGGTCTTCTCCAACGACTTGTAGGCGCTCTCGCCGCCCCTCTGGCGCACGAGCCATCCGTGGCGCACAGCCAAGTTCTTGGAAAGCTGCACCTGTGCTAGATCGTAAGGCCCTCTGGGGTCAATAAACTTGATCCCTAGCTCGTCGGTCCTGGTTAGGAACTGAACGCCGTGGACGGCCTCTCCGGGGCTCTCAGGGGTATCTACGCGCCGTAGGCCAGCAATCAACGGGGCATTGTTGAGCACGTAGTCGCGCAAGCGCCAGTCGTGGTTGCCCGGCATCCATTCCCATTCGGTCTCAGGACTCGCGCCCCGATAATCCCGATTGATCTCATAACCAGACTGCAGGCATTCCTGCGCGTAGGCGATGTTCTCAGGATCCGGCTTGTGCCGAGAGATGTCCGGGAAGTCCATGAGGTCTCCAAGATTGACCCCTCGCTCCGGAGCGTTGTTGATCAACCACTGCAGGAATAATTCGTGCAACCGTTGGTCATGGAAAGGAGCCTGCTGGTCACCGACAATGACAACCAGTTCGGGCGCTCCCTGGGCAGCCAAAGACTTCGGGACAGGCCTAACAGGCGTCCACCCGTCAGCCCTCGGCGGCAACAGCAACAACTCGGGATGCCGACGCTTGGCACGAAACTTCGTATAGAAGAGCTTTGTCTTATTACGACCGCCCTTCTGCAATCCTTCCCAATCGATGATAGTAAAATCATCGATGTACCACTCATCCGGGTCCAACCCACGATTACGAAGCATGGAGTCCGGATCACTGAAAACGGGCCTCCCTTCTTGTACCTCAGTCGTGCAGTCCGCCTCGTCCCCATGAACATGGGTCGTGGCAGGTTCCGTTCCAGGGATGTTCAAACTATGACGCTTACGAAACCTACGAATTGAGTCAGCCGTTGTGATAATACCCAACTCGTCTTCGAGCTTGCGAACACATGTCGTATTCGTGGCACCGGCCGTAATCCAACTACTCAGGGTCCGGGCCGTCTCCCAACGATCCAGTGGACTCTGGTTGCTCTTCTGATGCGGTTTCGTGTGTGTCAATTGGTTCCTTTGTGTCCGGGGCTAGAGGATCAACGAGGCTGTAACGCTTACCCTTCTCCACGGGAATGGAGAGGGCTCGCGTGCCCCCCTCGACAATGATCGACTTACCATCTTGTTCTTCGACCGTACGATAAGGTCGCAAAACCCAAGTGCTCGGGTCATTCTCAACTTCACCTTCGGAGAGAGTAGCAGCCGTCACCTGTGATTCTTCCGGGTTTTCCAGCGACTCTGTCACTGGAGCCCCCGACCAAATCTGTGCAGCTCGTTTCCTCCAAGGCTCAGGCCAATCCTTCACCAGTTCACTCAACTCTTCAAAATCGAGTTCCTTACCTACCTTCTCTACAGATGCGTTATAGGTAAGTCCGGGGCGTCGTTCATTCGAAGCTTCAGGTACGTTGCCACGGGTGGGCTCGTTGGGTGCCGTAGGAGGAGGTCCGCCGCCAGGAGGAGCTGTACCAGCACCTGGCCCAAGTAGTCCTGGGGGAGCCGGGGGCATGATCATGCCGCCCGCCTGTGGTCCTCCTGGACCTCCGGGACCGCCTTCGCCACCGCCTGGCGGGGGACCCCCTCCAGCACCACCCCCTGCATCTGGTGCAGGCGAGGGGCCTGTACCGCCAGCTAGCACGGACTCGACCTCTTGCTTGAGGTCCATGGGGACGGGGAGTCCCTTGATGACGAGCGCCAGATAAGTGTCCATCTTCGCCTGCTGCTGAGCGATCGTCTTGTACTTGATGTCATCCATTGCCTCGGTGACGAAGTCCTCGTCCTTCCATGAGACACCGATCATGAGCTTGGAGTCCGGGATCGGTACACCCTGCATGCGCAGGGCCTGGAGGAACTGTCGCTCGGTGGCCTCGTCGCGAAGGTCAAACGTGGCGAAGTTCAGCTCGGGGCACGTGTACTTCGGCTTGCGCACCGGCTGTAGGTTGCCTTCGGCATCCGGCTCCATGACCGTCTCGAAAATCTGCACACGGGTCTGACCACGGCGCTCGTAAGCGAAGTGACCTTGTGCCTCGGCCATGACCATCGCCCGCTGGTGGAAGTGCTCCTTGAGCTGCTTCTGGAACGTCCGGAGAATCTGGTTCATGAACTCCGCTTGGAGAGCGGAGCTGGCGTAAGGCTGAGAGTTAGATCCAGCGGAGAGTAGGGACGGATTGACTCCGAAGACTTGCATGAGTCGTCGTTCAATCCGATCGAAATCATCACCCAATCGGGGCATTTGTTCACGGCCGAAAACCGAGGAGAGTTCAAGTCCAAAGTGATGGACCATGACTCGAAAGTCGGCAGCCATAGCGACGTCGATATCATCACGTACCGAGTCTAGCTCCTCGGCTGTCGGTAACCACGGAGGCAGGCCATCGCCCATGTCCATGATGCCCAGCTTGGCAAGCAGGAAGGGGGAGTAGAGACGCTCAGCGATAGCATCCTGAGACGCCAATAGCTTCTCCTCGTGGAGAAGCGTGCGGAGACCTCGAAGTAGGATGGGCGTGCCATGGTCATCCCAGTCATTGAGCTTGTTGGCGACCTGGCCCATGATGACCGGTGACATGGGGATGTGCTCGCCCTTGAGCAAAAATGGGATCAGCTCTTCATAGTTCTGCTGGATCTGATACCACTCACGCGCAGGCGTCTGTGTCTGCACGATACGTCGGAGATAGTCCGGCGGGGCGATCTTGAGCTGACGGGAGTCGAGCAACGGGAAGTTGTCAATGACAACGTCCTCGGGGTTGATCAGTCCTTCGTGCTCCCAAATACCAAGGGTCTCCACAAACGAGCCCAACGGGAATGCTTCCCCGACAAGCCATACTTCGCGGCCGAGGGAGACGAGGAAATCCTCGTACTGTAGTTGGTTGAGGAAGACCTCTTCATAGATCTCCTTGAGGGCGGTATCTTCATGCTGAAGCTCAAGCCCGACAAGCGGAAAACGGGTGAAGATGTCCACGAGGATCGGGACAAGATAGTGGGTCGCGTAGTAGAGTCGCAGCCACTTGTGTAGCTTATGCCTGTGACCCTCATCGGCCACGTTCCATGGTAGACCCGAGAGATCCCAGTATTCGAGCGGGTCGTAGAATCGGGGTATAGCATTGAGAACGTCTCCTCCCATGCTGTTCGAGCTGCCACCGACGACCGACTCATGGATGGTGCCCGCCCAGCGTTGATTTTGAGCTGAAGCTCGCTCTCCGGCTGTACGACGCATCCCGCCATGCGAGATGCGCCGCTGGTCGCCCATCGCACTGGTCAGCGCCTTGTTACTCTGCAGGATCCTCTGGACCTCTGGAGAGTCATAGTTGGCATTGGTAATCGGGCGACCCAGCTTATGAGCCGTACGAGCCAAGTCTACACTAGCGATTTGACCTAGATCCTGCGTCGTACGTACGGATTCACCATAAGCCTGCACGGCACGACCCGGATGTGATGGCAAGACCAGTCCGCTGTCGCGCAGTTTAGCCAGCTCTGAATTGATCCGTGATGTGTCGTTGGCCGCCATAGGTTCACTAATTAGTTGCCGCAGAGGCGACAACCACTGACACTAGCAGCTATT